ATCATTGTCGAATCAGACATATATTTTTCTGCAATACCAAAAAGTCTTGCATTGTTTCTATCCTTCATTCTTGAAGTAGCAGAAAGCCTCTCTGAGTTATTGAGGGTAGATGAAATAAGATAATGAGACCATTCATGACGCACTTGACCGTTTACTGATGAGTCGATTAACGGTTCACCCATCTTTGGCATAGATGCTCTACTTACGAGTGATGATTCTTCTAGCGTTTCCCCGTCTGGGTACAGTGATTTAATAGCAGAAGGAAGTATTGCAATGCTTGTAGTGAATGCATCCGAGACAATAGCTACTTCGTTGTTTTCTCGTGCTTCTTCATCTTTGGCCCCAGACATTTGCTTTACTATTTCTTTTTCAGCATTTTCTGTTTTTGCAACAATTATTGGGAAGCCGAACTTCTGAATAGCGGAAACAAATTTTGGCGACTCGTCTATAACTTTTTTGAAGATTTCTTTTACTCTGGCAACGGTTTTGTCAGAAAAGTCAACAGCATTTTCCGGCTTGGCAATCCACTTATCAAACTCAGATTTAAATTTTTCTTCTGATTTATCGGTCATGTTTTCAAGATTGTTAAACCTTTTCCACATGTCGTAGTACTGCTCAGCAGATGCTGGGGTAACCATTTCCACTATCTGCTCTGTAGGCATCTCGGAAAAAAGTCTTTTGGGGTCAGGCGCAGGCATTTTGGGAAGCTCTAGGGTTTCTTCAACCGGGAGAGCCTTTATGGGGGTCCGCTCAGAAAACTCAGATTTGTTTTTTGGGGCAACCCTGTCAGAGAGGAATTTCCTTTTTACCCTCCCGGCACCAGCTATTCGTTCCGAGTTCTTCTGGTCAGGCCATTTATTTCGTCGCCCCGAATTGCCTTCTGGTGTATTTTCCATAGAAGATATTCTACTTTTATACAGGGCTAGGTAGGGAAACTAACCTTTTAACCTAGTGTGACAAGCTAAGCAAATTTCTGCCCACGGATAAAACCTTCTAAAGTTAAGAGGGTGTGGGCAATCTAGGGCTTCAGATGCGCTTTTATTTAAAGAATCTCGTATCCATGCAGAAAGTGTTATTCCGGCTTTTTCTGCAGCCTGTTTCCATCTGTCTCTGTCTGCTTCTGATGCACGAATAAGAACCTGTTTGTCAACAGTTTCACCATTTGCTGTTGCAGGGTTGGCAATAGATATGTCTTTATTTTCTTCCATGACTTTGTCAATTGCTTCTCTGGCTTTTTTGTTCTTTTCCATCATTCTTTTGACTCCTCAATACTGAGAGTCATTTCCTCTTCTTCTTCTTCTTCTTCTTCGACTATTTCTGCATCAATTATTTCTCTGTTACCCAGAAGCTGCTTAATCATGTCTGGGGGTAATATTCCCGATGCTCCCATAAGTTCAAGAAGTTTCTTAGCTTCGGACTCTGGGTCAAACTTCTCTGTCTCTTGATTGGTAATTGCTCCAGCAAGCGTTACCTTGACCGGGTCGGCATTGGACATATTTGCTTCCATTTGCACATTTACATTGACATGGTCCATGCCCAGTAGCTTTGTGCGTCTATCCATGATTGACAAGACCTGCTGTATTGCCTTCATGTCTGGCTCAACAGAAACCTCTGAGCCATCGTCCATTCTGACCTTGCGATGCTGGGTCATAGGCCATATCGCCTGCTGGAGGTTGTCCAAACGCTCAAGCTCCATCCTGAGAACCTCAGGGTAAGCAAGCATTGCTTCTTTATTGAGCTTTTCTAGTTGCCGCTTAATTGCGTTAGAAACAACACCACTACTAACGCCAAATCTTCTAGCTATTTCTTGTATAGACGTTCCGGCTTGACGCATCTTAAAAATGCGGGCGTCTCTTTCCGACAGGAACTCCCTGGTTACCGGCTTGTTTCCTTTGTCATCTGCCATTTAGCGCGCCTATTCATCGATGCTCTCCTGAAACATTAGCAAATTCAAGCACTTCAAACGGGAATTCTTTGCCACGCTTGATTTTCGTAGGCCAATGGCGCTCATCACGAGCACCTCTAAAGTGTCTCACATCGTAAACATAAGGAACTGTAGAGGTAAAGTCTGGCTGTAGAGATACGCCGAATTCTGGCCACCTAGACCAAACCGCGGAACCAAACGGACGCAGGTCTCTTGTTGACATACTTTGACCAAGCGGTGCATGGTGCTCAAGCCATAGAGCGCAACCGTAGGTTGTCCTGATGTAGTCAAGGTATTTTGCCACTTCGACAGCAACGGATTCAGAAGTTCTTCCACCTGGGTCTACGAAAGCCTTGTACAGGGGGCCCATGACTACAAGCTGAGGCTTTTTCTTCTCGATATGCTCCTCGATGATTAGCCTGTCGGACGCTTTTAGTAAGTCCAATCCGTCTGGCTTGACAACAAGACTGCCCGTAGGAGAGCTGACCTTTCGGTACATCTTTGCCCTGTTTTCCGCAGCCTTGCCGATTGCTCTGGAAGTTCTCCTGATAATTCTTTCAGGGTTCTCAAGGTCGATTGTTAGGGTCCTGACTTGGTCCATTGGTTGGTACGTAAAAGGATGAATTCCCCACATTGAGCAAATTGCTATTTGTCGAGCAAGCATTGTCTTTCCAACGCCTTCTGCTGCAACAACGATTACTCTTTCGCTCTTTTCTAAAAGGCCAGGGATAATCCATTCGTATGTGTCGTCGTCTGTCTCTGCTAGGAATGTCTCCCAATCAACAAGACGGCCTGGGTCTGGCGCTTCGTCCTGTGAAAACGAGCTTATGATTGTCGATGCCTTGACTATCTTCTGAAGAGTATTTAACTCATCATTGCCGAGAATCTTTGAGAGCCTGTCAAGAGTTTCTTGACCCTTATCTTTTTCTTTTTCGATTACTTCATCTGTTTCTCTTACTTCTTCAATGAAGTCAGATGGGTCAAAGTATTCAAGCTCATCAAGAGAGTATCCAGCCTCTATGTGGTCTGTTACGTCTTTTGCAAAAGGGCTTATGAATATGGTTGCAGTGCATCCGGCCTTTTTAAGCTGGTCACAAACCATGATTGCGTGGGCTTTACCCACTGAATCATTGTCGGCAACAATCTCAACAGTTGCGCCAGCGAGTGATTCTGTATTTATGTCAAGCCATTTACCAGCACCACCCGGAGCTGTAGTTGCGACAATACCCATATCCATGAGTGTGTCTGCATCTTTTTCACCCTCGACCAACCAGATTGGCACGTTCGCTTCTATTGCCTGCGCAATGTAGGGCAAGTTATATAAAACTTTAGGAGTGTCGCCCAACGAGTAAGCCCAATCGCCATTTGGCAATGGTTTTCTTTGTCTAAAGGTTTTTACTCCCCACTGATTCACGTACCGTAGCTTCTGGAACAGCAGGTTCCCATCTTTGTCAAGGTAGTCATACTCTTTTACAAGAGTGAGCTTTTCCTTTTCTTGCGGGCGTTCTTTCTTTTCTATCTTGACAGGATAGAGGTCTGCTGGTTTAAGCCCAACGGAAGAACATATTTTGTCTACGCCACACCCATTACCTCTGTGGCAGTGAACAAGGACCGTACCATTTTCGTCCTCTGCCACCGACAAAGACGGATTTCTGTCGTCGTCTCTGCATGGACATCTGGCTTCCCATCCTGCAGATGTATCTCTTACACCGACAAGACGAGATAGAAATTCTTGGGTGTGTGGATATTTAGGTTGACTCACTCTGTTTCCATTTCACGCCATCCGGTGAAGTCTCCGTTGGCATTCCTTGTCCCTATCCCTGGGAAAAATATTCTTGCGTCGCGCGAGAGCCTTATGCTTCTAATTGCTCTCAGTTTTGCACGCTGTAACTCTGTTTTCCCACCCCAAATCCCATAGGGCTCGTGGCGTAGCGAATACTCTAGACAGTGTTCAGTCTTTGCGCAAGAACCACAGATAATTAAAGCCTGCGCAGTGTTTCTCTCGTTTGTTTTTCGTTCTTCCCTAGTGGGCGAAGGTCCAAAAACGGGAAACCACATATTTGTGTCATGGCCTTTGCAGTTTCCATCCCGTGGGGCTTCATCGAACTTGTCGGCCATTTATTCCTCCGTTAGTGGCTAGGTGTTTGTAATCCTACCAACGTCAATAGAAGAAAGAAATACCGTTGCGTACTGAATTTTCAATTCAGCGTTATCCACAGTTGAAACTACATCAACAGAATCGAGTGGAACATTGAACTTTGCGGCGATAGAAGCCTTAATGCTGTTTATCCGAGATTCCGAACTTGAAGAGTCTTCTTCGTAGAGAACTGTCGATGAGCCGAGCTTCATGAGCTCTCTACCCATATTTACCGACTTAAAACACCACGCACAAGCGAGGGTGTTTGTTTTGGTGTCAGCTTCTCTTGGTCTTGACTCTATATGTCCACAGGAAAGAAGGTGGTCATAGCGAACATTGCCCCATTCACCAACTCTGGTTACAGATATGATTTTTTTTCTTGGGGCTTTGCGGTGTTCTGTAGTCATTTATGACTACTTCTTGCGACGGAAAATCCTCTTAAAGAACGACGTCTTCTTAATGCTCTCCGGAAGTGCTGAGTCAAGGGTGGAGACCATTTCTTCAACGCTGTCCACAATGTCGTTAATTACGACTGTTGCATTTTCGACAGTCTTATCAATCGCCTCGTGAATTGGTGCGGTCTGAAACGACACCTTAAAGTCGGGCGTACCGGAGGTTGTTGTTGTGCTCGTAACATTGACAACAGAAGGTGTTTT